ACATTTTCTGTTGCAATTTTTCCAATTCTTGTTGATAGAACTCCAATTCTTTTTCTTTTCTGATCCGTGTTTCAAGAACATCAGTCAATAAAATTATCTGCGACTCTGACATTACTGAAACTCCGCATCAACCATGATCTCCGTCAACATGGCAGTGGTATTGATTTCCTGATCAGCAGCAAACGCAGACTTGTATTGATACTCGGCAAGTGTCACAACTATCTGAGGGATGCTTGATGGTGCTACATGTTCATGTATGGACTCATAGAACCTACGGAAGAACGGAGTCATATCACCATCTACATTTTGCGCAACCCATTTACGAACCACTGAGAACTCTTTGTTCTTCATGCCAGTGATCAATGTCTTCATATCAGAGTCAACTTGATTCGCCAGTACTCCTGCATCAATCTTACCTGATACACTATACCGTTGTAGTTCGTTCAGTATCCTACGATTGTCAGGGAAGTGTTTAGTGATCATCTCGGCAACTACCTTCTGATCAAACTCAATCCCCTCTGTCTGCAGAATCTTACTGACACGTTTGAAGAACTGTCCAGCAAGTTTAGGTTTCTGTGCTGCAGGGATACGAAACTCAATCACCGAACACCGACTGTGTAGTGGCGCAATGATCTTGTTCACAAAGTTACACGTTAGAATGAAACCGCAGTTTGCTGAGTAAGTTTCCATAAAGTTACGCAACGCAGGTTGAATCGATTGCGCATTCATGTAGTCTGCTTCGTCAAGAATAATATACTTGCGTCCACCTGCCAGTGATACTGAGGAAGCGAAGTTCTTTATCTTACCGTGTAGTGTATCAATGTATCGACCTTCGTCGGAACCATTGATGATGATGTAGTCAGCACCGATCTCATCTAGCATTGCTTTAGCAACAGTTGTTTTACCAACACCTGCGCCACCAGTCAATAATAGATTTGGTACTGTACCGTCTGTTACAAACTTCTGAAATGTTTCTTTTAGATTATCAGGAAGGATGGTATCGCTAATAGTTTTTGGTCGATAACGCTCGACCCACAAAAATTGTTCTCTCATAATATAGTACTCCATTCACATAATACATCTATTTTACTACCAATCCGATGTAAAGTCAACCACTCATTATTATCATAACAATACTTTCGATAACAAAATCAACATCAGTATCTTCAGACTTTAGTACGCCTGCTTCATCCAATATTTCTTGTAATCCACTTACAGTAAGTGTTCCACCAAAAGCGGATGCCAAACAACTTGACAAAACTGCATGCGCTGTTGGATCGACTTGTTCGATTCTTGCTAATGCTTTTTGAGTTACTGTGATTCCCATTACAGTTCTCCTTTGTCCCTCATTTCTGCTCTGATTTTAGTTGCGCTGATATTATGCACTTCTTTACCAAGATCATGTTCCGTGAAAGTATAACCAACACCACGACCATAACTGATATCAACGATGTTTGGTACTAGCATCACTATGTAGTGTTCATCATAGTTGTATCCATGTTTTGCTAATCCTTCTTTGATATTTTCTACCACTGTATCAAAGTCAAATGGATTGTCGTCTTGCTTTACCGTTCTACCGCCACCAGCGTCTTGTCCAACGACACCACCAACGTCACGCACCATAATACATACTTGCCCAGTGATTGATAGACATCGCTTGAACAACTCTGTATGTCCGTCATGCCACGGTTGCCACCTCCCCAACATTTCTACTGTTGGTTTTTGATTATCAAACATCATCTTTTACTCCAAATTTGACATGATTATACCACACTCGTTCATGAGCATAGTACAAAACCATTTTAGTTACGACTTCAATACCACCAATCATTGCTCCGACTTCCAGACTACCAGTTACAAACCAACCGATAAGCATCGTGTCGATTGTACCAGTTATACGCCAAGTGATAGTCTTAGCAATGTGGCGTTTTCTTGTTACCGCAGACATTAGACTACAGTTTCGTACAATGTTTCAACGTCATCGTTCTCTGCTTTGACTTCGTTGAGATTTTGCTTGTGAAATATGTTTGCCATTTTACGAAGATATTTTTTAGGAACTTGAGTATCATCTTCAACATCCTGTAAAATGTTTTTGATTAGATCACGCTCAGCACCCATTCGTGTCATGGAGTTAGAGATTTCTTCCAACGCACCACGGATACGCTTCTTTGTTTCATCATCACTAGGAATCACCACATTACTCATCATCAAGTCCTTTCGTGTCATAAGGGTCATCAGGTGCTTCTGGTTTTTGTTTAAGCGCATTCTCAAGTTCTGATCTCACTTGTCCAACTACACTCAAGTTTGGTCCAACAAATGATCCACTTTTAGCACTCATGTCAATAATAGAGATCATTGCTTTAACCATTTCCTCGGACAGATTAACCATTATACTTACTCCCCGATTCAGTTGCTACCCAATACTCAATCATTTGACCTTTGAAGTGAGAGATACCTCTACTTGAAATTGTCACTTGATAGTCTTGTTGCATAAACTTAAAGTTCTCAACTTTGAATACAAAATCAAACTCAGATTCGGTGGAAATACCCAAGTCTTGAGAGAACTCATTAGAGGTTGGATTTTTGCTGTCTGTAGCAACAAGTTTAATATTACTATCAACACCTCTGACTACAATCTCTGGTAGCGATAACTGATTTGCTGCATTTATTATCTTCTTGAGATCGTTCCACTCAAGATTGAATGATACTTCTTGAGATGGAAGATCGAGAGGTTTATCTGGTGGTGCAGTTACCATTGAAGGATCTGTATAAGTGTAACGTGAAGAATTTTTGCCTTCACTAATTACTACCGCTGATTCACCAAAGTCATACTCACCTTCTTCAAACAAACTAGCAAGTCCCAAAAACTGATTTAACTCATACACAGCAAAGTCTTTTGGAAATGCTTCGGCAACAGTTACCTTTGCAAGAATATTCTTTTGCTCTGATACTGTACTCAATACATTTCCTGCTTTGACTCTGAGAGAAGGGTTAATCGTTGAAAAGTTTTTCAATGCTTCAAAAGTTTTCTCACTGATTTTCATTATCTACTCCATTTTGAATGTCATGATTATATAATGCCATGATACCATAATGCAAGATTTTCATAAGATCTTTTCTTGCTTCTGATGGCGTGCCTTTCTTACCGTATCTCTGGGCATACTTCATAATGTTACCCAAAGTAAAACCTACACCATGACCAGCATCAAAAATAAACTCCGATGCTTGGAATTTATTCTTGCTGTAGTGTTGATCATAGGTATTGTCAATGTAATTCATCAACTGCTGTACTAGTTCTGCTTCATTATATTTGTACTCACTCACTTATGGGTTTCCTTTCCTATCTTATTAGGATCAGCAGTAGCAGTAGCACCAATTGATGCTAGATCTGCCAAAGAACCACCAAAGGTATATGATCCAGTGTGTTCTAGTTTCATCCAAGGGCATAACCATGTATCAACACCACACTCACGCATCCACTGACAAAACATATAGTCCTCTGATAGATATCGTTTGGTCTTGGGATCGATTAGTGCTTGGAAGTACATCATGATCTCACGAGAACCATCAAAGTGTTCTGTTCGCACGTGATCAGGTTTGTATGAATAATCAGGATATGTTTCATCAAACTTAGTGAGGGCATCCTTAGTGATCATCATAAATCCTGTACCACCTTCAAGCACTTTGACTGGTTCGTCAATCCGCACTTCTGACTGACCATCTGCAGGATTGAACACATAATCACCAACAAACTTTTGTAGATTGTTTGGATCTTTATCAGCGAATCCACGATCAACTGCTTGTTTGATCTTTTCCCATGCGATAGTCTTTTTGGGATATGGTCCACAAGCGATCTTCTTACCATTAGGATCATTCTCATCCATCATAGCAGCAAGACTCAATACATCATTAGCATCGAATCCGATATCGCTATCAATAAACATCAAGTGTGTATAATCAGATCGCATAAATTCATCAGCGCAATAATTTCTTGCTCTTGTGATTAGCGACTCATTGAATAGGTAGAAGAACTTAACATCTATCTCATAGTGCTGACTCAACTTTGCTAAGTCGGCAGTTGATTTAGTGTACATTCCGTGGCATTGCCCACCATACATTGGTGTGGCAACGAAGATTTTCTTTTTGCGAAGTTCGCTCAGTTCAATCGTCAGTTCCATAATATCTCCATAATAAAATTCAAGTACATGTATACATTCTAAATCAATCCTTCTATTTAGTCAAGTTTTTGTTCAGGTTCAGAAGAAACTTCCTCAGAAGATTCCTCTATCTGAACGCCAACGTCAATCTTAGAATAAAGATCAGCGAAGGATACTTTGGTGTCATCGTCGAAACG